ATTACTTCTGATAATGGAAGTGAATTTGCAAATATTAAAGAAATTACTGATTTAGGTATTGATTGGTATTTTGCTCATCCTTATTGTTCTAATGAGAGAGTAAGTAATGAAAATAATAATAAAATAGTTAGAAGATTTATATCTAAAGGTGTATCTATGGATCATTTAACAAAAAAAGATGTTAAACACATTGAAACATTCATGAATAATTATCCAAGAAAAATTTTCAATGCTTTAACATCTAATCAAGTTTATGAGTGTCTATTAAATCTAGTTTAATTAAACTTTTGGACACTTACTATTTTAATTTAGGTTTTAAAAAATAGCATTATTACAAATTCTTGTAATAATGCTATTATAATTAAAATTCTTCATATACTATATTTTCTAATTCTACAGGTTCTGTTCCTGAAATAAATAAAATTTAAAAGTATACGCTAACAAATGCTAGTTTTTACTAGCTTTTAATTGCTTTAAAAATCATAAAAAAGTAAAAAAAATAACGTTTTTTAAATAAAAATGTATTTTTTAGGGAAGTTTTCTCTTACTAAAAAAGTGAGTTAGTTAAAAAAGTCTAGAATATCTTTTGTATCTTATTATTTATCAAAACTCATTATCATATCCATAAGTGCTTTAGAAGTTGTACATTTATTTTCTTTCTTGTATTTATTTAACACTCTATTCATTTCATTGTATTCTATTTCAGTATATTTATATCCTAAAAATCTTTTATCTTTTAGAACTCCATTTTCTTTGTTAGGAACTCCCTTTTTTCTTCCTCCAAATTTTTTACCTGTAGTATTCATTTTAACCTCCTATTTTTTCAAATATAAATAGCCTTGTATTAATGTGATTAGTATAATTAATACTACCAACCCTTTTAATATTATTTCTTTCATTTTCTCACTCCCTTGCTTTTTTAATATATATAGTGTAAAATAAAAGTAGAGTAAGGTAGAGGATTTCTCCTCTTACCTTTAAGCTATCGCTATTATTAAAGTTACTATTATTAGAATTTCTTTTATTATTTGAAGGGTTATTAGAATTTCTTTTTTAGTAATTTTAGTAGTAGCTTTTTTATTTTTCTCTACTTTTTTGTTTTTCATTTCTCTTACCTCCTCTCTACATATATATTATACTATATCTAAAACTAAAAGTCAAGTACTTTTTCAGATTATTTTATCTATAAATAAAAAAAAGAAGGGCAAGATTTCTCCTGCCCTATAAATTCATTCCATCTATAATTTCTAATACTTCAACATTCAAATGGTCTATATGATTCTTAATAGCTCTTGCAATATTTTCAGTGCTACATAAAGTATTAATCGAGGTACAGTTATTTCTCTCTTTTTCCTCTATTGCACATTTTAATATTTCCATACACTTGGTATGTAATGACGAATAGTTATCAGTAATCAAGTCACTAATCTTTAAAAGATTCATTCCGTTCGTTTGACCTCTAACAATTTCTTTCATTCTATTAATGATAGTCAACATCTTCTTGTCTAACTCAATATTAATATTATCATAATTTGCTTTGATATTATTTCTAATTAAATATTCTAACATTTCAGCCTTATATGTTTCGCATATTCTAATCCAATAAATTCTAACATAAAATTTCAAATCTTCATTACCTAAATGACCATTAACTAATTTCTCTTTAACTAAGATTATTGCCTTTATTATTTCCTTTTGATTCTCAGCATTTTCTTTGAAATATTTAGAGGTAAAATATAAAAGAATAGCACTAGCTACTAAACTAATGCCGTTATCTCCGATTAATTTTATTAGGTTGCTTATTAATTCTAATTCCATATTACCACCTACTTACCTATATACCAAGTAGCACCAACTCTAGCAACTGCCTCAGTTTCTTTAATATTAAAAGGTTTTGTTTTTATAGCTATATCTCCATATACCATACTTCTTGAATAATCTCTTTTAATATCTCCTAAAACATCGCTAAAGTCATTATATTGATATAGAGGTTTAGGGGAATTTACTTCCCCATTTCACCTTGATTTTCTTCTTTTGCTTTTTCTTCTTCCTCTTTTTCTAAAGCACCATTAATTTCATTTATTTTCCAAGCTTTTTCAATAGCTTTATCAACTATATTTTCATTGATTTCTTTTCCAATTTCTTTTGCTCCTCTTTCAATAATTTCTCCAGCAAGTGCTTTCTTACTTGCTCCTGACTTATCTAAAAAGTGTTTATCAACAAAGTTTACTGCTTGAATAGATATTTCTAATATTTTATCATCTACAGTAGTTGCACTTTTCTTAGCTAAATATCTAAATAATGGTAATAAACTACCAAACAAACCTACTAACACTCCACTGACTAAATAAATAATTTCCATTTTTGACATAATAATCACTCCTTATATTTTTATATTTTAATTTTATATTTTATGTTCCAACTGTAAATTAATAGTTTACTGTTGCTTTTTAATTCTTGTAAAATGTGGTTGTAAACTAATAGTTGACTACCACTTTTTCAGTTGTTCGGGTTTTCCGAACTACTTACAATTTCAATTCGAAATGAGGGTAATCTTTGAAACTTCTCCAGTCTCCTCCCCATTCTACTTTAACGTCTAATTTTCTAGCTACTTCTTTAATATGATTAGCTACTATTCTTAATTTGTTCGCGTCCCATTCAACCTTACCAGGAATGTTAGGGTTATAAATAGCGATATCTATAGCATAACCGAACCCATCTTTTTTAGCCTGGTGATTAGACTTCTTAATTGTACCGTCACAATTTGTAACTTTTTTTCCCGGCTTAGTTCTTCCTTGTTGATACAGTCTATTCTGTTCTTCTTCCGTCCTAACCCCTTGAGTGATTAAAAAATCAAAAGGAGACTCCTTAATAGCCTCCTTAAATACTTTTACTAATAATGGGTGTATGCCCTCAAGTCTTTCTAAACTCTTCTTGCTAAAATTATATGCCATGAAATCTCACTCCTTCCACATTTACTTTTTCTATTAAATTTTTATTTTTTAACGCCACTATTACATCGTAAGGCATTAGATTAATATAATCTTTAGGATTAAGAAAATCTAAAGATTTATCAAGCATTTCCGCTACCCATTCTGAACAAGTATACTTATCTGGATTATGCCTTCTCCTATTAAAGATACAAGTTAAGATAACCCCTTTCCAATCATATTTCTTACCTCTAGTTTCTTTGTAGAAAGTTTCTAACCCCTCTGAAACATCTACATTTAATTTGAATATGTCCCATTTTTTAGGGTTCAATCCTTGCTGCACCCTTCTCACATGCTGATCATTACTTATTCCTATAAGTACTCCATCTTTATAAACTTCTATATGAGAATATGGATGACCGAGCCACCACATTATTGGTCCGCTCCAAAATGTAAACTTATCTTTATAAGCAACTACATATATATTATTCTCTTGTAAGTTCATACGTTTTCAACTCCTCTTCGTTCATTGTTTTGATTTGTTCTCTTATTTTTGACCATTTAATCATTGCTTGAGTAGTCTGTGTGGACATGATCATTGCCATTTCCATTAATTCTTTTAAGGTTAAGTCAACGTAATGCTCGTTTCCGTTATTATCTTTCATCTTCCAATTTGAAAAATGATTTTGCTTAGTAGCTTGCAGCATCATGATAATTTTCATCAACGAACTTTGGTCTTCTAATTCTCTATTAGGTTGAAGGAAGCCCTTGAATTCGAAAGACTTTTCTTTTTCAATTTGTTCGTAAGTTTTAGTTTTATTAAGTAGAAACTCCCTTTTCTTTTCAAAGTCATACTTTAATACTCCTTCATTAATATATTCATATTCACCAAGAGAAATTTCTTTAATTGATTCATTTTCTATTATTTCATTAGATTTTAACTCATATTCTTTATTCTTATATTTTGAATATTTGAATTTTTCTATTTCCTCTTGATTCATAGAAATAATTTTCCCATTTTCTATTTTAGAATATTCAAAAAATTCATTTGAAATAATTCCTCCCGGACAAGATTTCAATATATCTTGATTTTCTATTTCATCAAAAAAAGAGCCTATATAGGCTCCATTACTGTCATATAAATATTTACTCATTTTTATTCACTACCCTTCTCTAAATCTTATATTCGGAAAGTTGAAATCATTTCCACTATTGCTTCCTTTTTTAGATCATTTTAATCTTCCCATTCATCTACCGGTGGTTTAAAATGATTATTTCCATTATTAATTGGTTTAGATCCAAATTCGTTATCTCCTTTGAATTCTAAGCTAAATGGAGGTATAATGTGCGCAAACTGACACTCGTTCCAATCTCCAGCATCATCATAAGACCAAATAGCATAAAAAACCTTAATATATAAATATCCATTTTCAAAAGTGTACCCTGTATTCATAAACTCATCTTTAAACCTGTTAGTATCCCTAGTTTCTTCACTGAAATTAAGTGATACATTTATAATGTTCCCATTTTCAATAGTAAAGTTCAATTCAGTATCAATTTCCTTTGGCTGCCAACGGCAATATGTGTCACCGTCACCTCTAACGTCCGTTGCACTTAAATAATAAGCATACCTAGCTCCCCACGGACCTTTAGTCCCCCATTCTTCATGTTGATTTCTATCAGTGAATACTGACTTAAATCTGTACACATAATTTCCATCTTCCTCTAATTTGAAATATATTCCATATTTATTGAACTCATGATTTAAAGTTCGAGCACTCTTGCCTGAGTAATCACTTCCTTCCATATCATTGAAATACGGTAGCCAAAACCTGTTAGTTGTTATTTGCGTTGGGCTGTAACTAAAATTAAATCCATATGTGGCATATGAATTTTCATGTTGAATATCGTAAATATGAAAATTAAAAATATTTTCTTTTTCTTCTAATTTTTCAGTATATTCAAAAAAATTTTGAAAAACTCCAAATTCAAATTCATTTCTATAAAAATCTTTTAATCCATATTGTTTTATTTTTTTTAGAAAACCTCCAAAACATAAATATGTCTTTAACTCTTGGGATGTATATTTGTGAACAGGATTATTGTTTTCTAAAAATTTTTCAAAATTTGTATAAATTATTTTCCTTTCATTTAAAATATCTTGTTTTTTTAAATAAGTATAATTTAAATTATTTCCATACGAGATTTTTCTTGAAAAATAAGGGTTGCTTTTTTTTATTTCTTCATAAGAATTATAAGTTTTATCGTAATAATCTTTTATGGGAAATTTAAAGAAAAATTTAGGGTCATAGTTATTTTTTATAGCAACTCTTTCAAATGTACTCCAAATATAACTGACGTCGACTTCTTCATTAAAAAATACAATAGTTTTCAAATTATATTGCTTTCTTAATTCCTGCTTTCTTAATGTCCATTTACTTTTTTGTCTGTCTCCATTTAATCCTTCAAAAAACATCCATTTATATAAATTTTCCATACTATCTACTATATCTACCTTATACCCATTTTCTCTATATCTTAAACCTACTTTCTTGAAGTTACTTTCGTCCACTAATTCTTTTCTGACTCCGTTTACACCTTTATACTTATATAGATAGTTTCCATATTTAACTATATCACCTTTATTAAGTACGGCAGGTAAAGTCTTTGGGGTAACTCCTATTATGGTATTTAATGTAGGCTGTAATTCCTCTTTGTATAAAATTTCATTAGCCATTTTCTACCCCCTTAAGTCTATTCTTTTGAAATTAGTCTCGTCCGGTATGGAATAGCTACCTGTTCTCTTACACTTATATAGATACCACTTGCTACCATTCTTATATTTCATTACATCACCTTTTGAGTATGTTTGAGAGCTACCTCCTTGTTTAATAACTCCCTCGCCTATAATAGTTTTTAATATTTCTTGCATTTCCTCTTTAAACACCATACTAAACACCTGCCCATATATCGTCTAACCTAGCTCTTTTGCTCTCTAGAATTTCATTTAATCTTGGTTCATCAACTAGTCTTTTCCATTCATTCCAAACTCCATCTCTTTTTGAACGAACATTAACTGTAGGGTTATCTTCTTCCGTCAAACCTAGCTGAACTCCCCAATCAGTGTCATATTGAAAATTAAGAAAAGATGTTGATTTCCCTCTTATCCTATTTTCTCCAGAATTTACGGAATAAAGACCGTTTGATAAGAAACTATTCATATCCTTTTTTATAGGTTTATTCAAACCTATACCGAATTCTTGTATTTTTTCTAATGCTTTTTGTTTAATTTCATCGAATGAGGTTATGCCTCTGTTATCATTAGATATAGGCTCGAATAAAGTTAAATTTATATCGGTATTATCCCCTTTAGTTAAGGTTAAACGTCCATTACTAAATGCTCCGTTTTTTAGACTTGCTTTTAAGGCATTCTCTATCTTTTCCATATCTCCATTGTAATCGACTCTTTTAAGTGAATCAGTTCCAATAAATTGGTTTAACTGGAACACTTGAGTTTTGTTAGTACTCGCCATTTATCTACCTCCTATTCCTTACTTTCTTCTATACGCTTTCGTTATATCTTTCAAATCTATTCCAACTTAAATTAAGTCCGTCCCACGCGTCCCAATTCTTATTATAAGCTTCATATTTAACCCAAATAAGTGAGTTGAAATATATAAGCAGTTCAATGTGACTTGGAATTATTAATTTTAATTCTTCTCTTAATTTCTCTTGAATTCCATCTAAGTTTTCATTAGTGTCATGAACTCCTATCAATACTCTATAAATTTCGTTCTGCTCCGTTACTTCCACTAACGTATCTTGATTTAAGATGTCTTTAATAATGTAAGCTAGATTTAATTTGGTGATAGTCTTCGAACCTCTTAATTTCGTAAGGATATCGAGTTTAGTCTTAGACGTTCCTAGAGTCTTAGACCAAATATCTAGTCCTTCTTCATTAGAGGTGATTATAATTAGTTCTCTTTTTAGTTTTTCTATATTATCAAAATTTTCTTTTTCAATGTCTAATAATTTATCCTCTAGTTCGTCGAACTCGGGTATACCTTTGTAGTAATCAGCTAATCTATACATTTAAATTCACCGTCCCAAGTACCGCTATACTTTCTCCTGGAATAGATACTCCGTTAGTCCCATTATTAATTCTTAAATCGTTGAAGTCAATTAGACCTTTTAGTCCATAAAGAATAGCACTCACACGACCATATGATATAGAGCCATTGTTTAAATTAACATTAGTAATATATTCGTTTAATTTAACCTTGAATTCTTCTTTAATAGTTTCTATGTCAACTAGCTCACTTTTACTAATTCTCGCAGTAAAGTTAATATTTAGTGGTGTAGCATTAGCTACTGTCACAGTCGCCCCGATAGGTTTAAGATTATCAATATACCTTTTAACTTCTTCTATCTTCTCATTTTCAACAGTTCGACCTAGATTACTAATTACTACCACTTTTACTGTCCCTGGTCCTGCATGGAGAGGATATACCTTAGCTTGCCCTATTCCATTAATCGATGTCGCCCAACGTTTATAATCATATACGTTTCCAGAAGTTGCAGGTTCTCTAACTTTCTCTAAGTATCTCGCTCTTAATTCAGAGTCAGTTTCAACGTCTTCTCCGCCTTTGAAATCATTTTCGTTAGTCACATTACTAACCCCATTAATGGTAGTCCCTAACTTATTAATCATATTACCTTTAATATTATAGTTTCTACCTATTTCAGTAGCTACCACCTCTATTGAAACATTGCCTTCAACTCCTATTTCACTATCTATTAATGTAGCATATTCCAAGTTGTCGCATAATACTATGGTATTATGAGATATTCTAGTGCCTTGAGCCCCCATAAATTTAACTATTCCTTTTGCTTTTTCTCCTGACTTTCTCTCCATTCCTACTTCTGCTACTTTATGGTCTAAAAATTCTCCGGTTGCAGTAATTCCAAATGAATTAATAAATATATTCTTCATTAATTTTAATTTTTCTATATTATCATTAGCTACTATACTTAGTACATCATGAAATATACTTCCCTCTTCTTTATAGAATTGGTCAGGAATCATAGCTAACAATCTTTTAACTTCTTCTTCCTGAGTAGGTACTTCTAAATTGATTAAATCAATCATTTACTATTTCCTCCTCCCATTCTAGTATTTTTTTATTTTTTAATTGAACATCAAAACGTATATTTAATGTCTTATTCTTTTGAATTATTTTAAGTTCGTTAACTGCCAATATGTCGTCATATTTTAATAATTGCTCTTTTAAATTACTTTCAATTCTAATTTTATCAACTAAGGTATATTTTTTACCATAGGTCAGTTGCTTGTAATTAGTTCCATAAGTTTTATGAAACTCCCATTTTCCTAATTCTGTATATAGTAGTTTTTGGATATACATCTTAGTCAGTAGCTCTTGGTTATCTATTTCTGGAATACCATTAAAATATTTCATTTTTTTATTTTTAAAGTCAACTATGTATGAACTAGTCCCTTTTATATTTTCTTTGCTCTCTTTTGATTCAACGGACGTGTCCGTTAAGATTTTTGGTAATATTCCCATTCTAATTCAACCTCCTTTAAAGGATCCATAATGTCTACTATGAAATATTGGTCCTCAGTTTCATTTGTTATTACAAGTACCTTGTCTCCTTTTTTTAAGGTTACTAAGAATTGAGCCTTGAATTTTCCTTTTTCTTTAGTTGCCATTTTAGAACTAAATTCATCCATATTTCCACTTGGTACGGATAAGTCAGTAACTACTGGGTTAGGTGGACTTGGTGGAGCTATATGTACTATATTAGCTGCCGCAGCCTTTAAATTCTTAAATGCTAACTTAATTCCATCTTTAATCTTATGTATGTTTCCTTGACTTTCGAATTTTTCAAAAGTCACATCTATATCAATTCTATTAGTAATACTTCTAGCTATAAATATTTGGTCTCCTTCAATTTCATGGTCTATCTCCATTGCTCCATTTAGTAGTTTCAATTTTAAATTTGGCAGAGGATCTATTACTTCTGCTATCATAGTGCCTAGATACGATCTATTTTCATTAGCTTTAAACATTTTTGCTAATTCTTCGAATGGATTATTGTCCACCTATACCAACTCCTTTAATTCTAAATTACCTTTAAATGCTCCATTTTCAAAGTCTAAGTTAACTGACTTAATCAAATAGTCTACATTTTCTAATTTAATCTTCTTACCACTTATAACATAAGTATCAGTAATTAGATTAACATTAACCACTTTTTTGATTTTGTTTAAACTATTTAAAGTAGTGCTGGCTACTGATTTCGCTTTCTTGTTTTCTTTGGAATTAAGCTCTACCACTTCTTGAAGTTTTCCATACTTATTGATACTTCCGCTATCTTCATTTTTAGCTAGCACTTTTAATGACTTATTGTCGTCCGATAACACTAATATTGAATTTTTCAATTCCTCTATGTTCTCACTTACTACTTTTTCACTTAACAATTTATCACCTTTAAATGTTTCTGCATCGTTTAATTTGAAACTAAGTGCCACTTCCTCATTTCCTAACTCTTCAATATATACTTTATTATTTAAAGTATATATAAAATATTCCTTACCGGTTTGCTTAGTATCTTCTTTAATGATATCAACTATACTATCACTAGCGCTTTTATTCTTAAACATAAGGTTAACCTTGGTGTCTAAACCACTTTTAATATTAATAGGTATCCCTAGTTCAGAACATATAGCCTTTATTCCTTCTTTCGCCGCAGTATTTCTAATCTGTTTTAGAATCATATTCTTACTTAAATAAAAAGCAATATCAAACGCCTTGATTTCGGTACTTTCTTTATCATAGACACAGTCTACTACTATACCTTGAAATATATGGTCTATTTCTAGTTTATCCCCAACTTTAACTTCTACTAAGAATTTAGTATTCTTGTAAAAAGGAAAAGAGATAGAAACAGTAGTAGATAAAGTATCTATGGAATTACTCATATTTAGCGACTGAACTAGTTTTGTCACATTCTTACCATTTAATTTAACTATCATATTTCTACCTCTTTATATTCTTTAACTTTAATATTAAAAGAAATATCTCCAACTCTGTCTAAATTGGAGTAACTAAAGCTAGCTAAACACTCCATTTGAACTATAGTAGTATTATCGTTACCTATAGTAATTAATAAAGGTTTCTTTTCTTTTCTAGGTCTATCGAAAAAGTTAATATACGAACTTAAATTCTTATTAGCTCTACGAGAATAGAATACGTAATCTTTCTCACTAATTATTCCAGTTATTTCAAACTCCCTTAACCTAGCATTACCAGGAATAGCATAAGTTTCGCCTAATATATTAGTAAATTCGTAATCATCGTATTCTCTATTTATTTCAAGTGCAGTTGAAAATGGAAGATGGAAGTCTACTCCATCATATGTAAATATTATCTTATCCAAGTACGTTACCTCCTTGTAGACCAAGTTGTCTATTAAATATTGCTGCGACTTCGTATGCTATTTCTTTAGAACTTTTGTCCGACCCATTTATATTTATGGTGATATTAGCGTTGCTTGTTTTGTTATTAACTATCTTCTTACTTAGATCATGAGGAATGATTTGACTTCCGTTAGGTAAGTTTATTAATTCTCCTCCACGTTCGTTAACCATAGTAGGTCCACCTTGGAAATAAGGAGTCCCCATTGCATTTTTAGGAATTTCAACACCTTTACCAAACCCAAATAAACCTTTTATCTTATCTATACCACCTGTTATAAGTCCAGTAATACCATCTTTTAATTTAATTATTATATCTAATACAGGTTGTATATATGATAACAAACTCTTGAACCAACCTATTAATGTTTGTATTGGTCCTGAATTTTTAAATGCAGTCCATAACTCGCCAATTTTAGATTTTACCCAATCAAAATTTTTGTATAAATAGTATGTTCCTGTCGCTAGTCCTACGACTGCTCCAATGACTAACGCAATTGGCGATGTTAATATCGCTAACGCTGTATTTAAAGCCCAAGTGGCTGCAGTCATTCCCCAGGTAATTAACGTACTACCTATCATTACTGTTTTTTGCCATAAAAAGGCTCCTATAGATTTTAAAATACTAGCATAAGTAGTATTTTCGGCTATGATTCCAAGTGCTTTAGCGTTATTTAAAACTTGTTGAGAAAAAATAATCATCTGCTTTGTTTTGTTATAAATTTTTAAAATTACAATGAGTCCCGAAAGTGTCACCGCTAATTTTTTTATCCAACTCCAATTATCTGACAACCATTTAATAAGTACAATTAAAGAATCTATTAATTTTATTGTAAACGATATCGCAACATTTATTGAACTTGTTATTACAGGTTCTATTTCTTTAATTTTTTTTATAAGGTCCATTAAATATTTCTTTATAGTCGGGATATTTTTAAGTAGTTCTTTCATTATATTTGTAACAACAGGCTGTAAACTTTCTCCTATGACTTCTTGTACATCTCCAAACTCATTAGCTAATGCTTTCGTTACCCCCTCCGGTGTTTCTCTTATTTTTTTATTTAAGTCTCCTATGGAAGTCTTAATCTTATTGTTTAAGAATTCGATTTTCTTTTCCGTATTTAACAATTTAAACGTTTTTTGTTCTGTCTCGTCCAGAGTTATTCCATAACTTTGAAGACCTTTAACCTTTCCTGAAAGAGCTTTAACAATCGCCTTACCTGCCATCATAGAATCTTCTACGGTAGCATTTAATCCTTTCTCTTTAACTAGCATATCACCTAAGCCACTTGTTAATTTTTTTATTTGCTCACCTTTTAATCCATATAGAGCCAATTCATTCATCCCCATTTGAAGAACTTCGTCACCTATTACTCCTTGTGACTGAACCACTCCTGCATAATCAAGTGTACTTTTAATCATCTGGTTTGTCATACCTTGTTGTTTCTTTAAAGAATTAGTTAACGTCAACGTAGCTCTATTTTGTACTTCATATGATTTTAATGAGTCTTTCATATATTTCCCTAACGCAGCCACAGAAACGATAACCCCTTTTACTATATATCCTCCAATTAATTTAAATGTTTTCTTCGCTCTATTTTTTAATTTTTTAAAATTTTTAGAAATATTTTTAAAAGATTTTCCTGTTATTTTTTCTATTGTTTTCATTCTTTTTGAAAATTGATCCTTTAATTCAAAAATAGCACCAATTTTAATAGCCATCTTTTAACCTCCATTCCTAATATTTTCATTTTCTATTTCTAACATCATAGAATAAGTGTAAATGATCATTTCATCTTCTGATAATGTAAGAATAGAGGACAAAGTGTGTCCTCTATTCAAATAATACGAAACAAGATTACAATAGTTGTCTTTTTTAAAATTATTGAATCCTTTTTCAAACTCTTCTATGACTTTTTTTCTACATCAACATCTAATTGATATACCTCAACGTTTATAAAATTAAATATTTTTTCTATAGGTTTTAATTTTTCATCATATATTTTAGCAATAACGTTTTCTCTTTTTTGCACTCCGCTTTTTTCAAATAACTCGTCGCTTTGGAATAATGGAACGTGTTCATATATTATCTTGTACATTGTTTCTAACGCTTTGTCGGTATTTTTATCCGCACCTTCTTGCATTTTACTAAATCTTCTAAGTGAAAATTTCTTAATTTCTAATTCCATATCTAAATATTCATCATAATATACATGATTATTTCCTTTGTTTTCCAATTTATCAATTAATAATCCTAATTTATCTTCCATATTATCTCTCCTATTCCATATGTTCTAAATATTCAAATTCTCTTGCTTTAAACGGTAATTCAATTTCGAATTTTTCATTATCTATCTTTTGTAATGTAACTTCCTCGAACGTTACTCCGTAATATGCAATAGCTTCTGAACCATTAAATGCTTTATCTTTCAACGTTGACTGCATGTTTATTTCAGGACAGTATCTATCTTTGATAATTTGTTCAATTAATTTCCCAAATTTAGAATTCACCTTGTTTATAGTCATCGTTCCTGAAATCTCATACCCTGCAAATTTCTTATATTTAACTAAATCATTAGCCCTTTCTACATCGAAATATTCCATAGTGACTTTTATTTCTGACTTACTTACTTCTTGGATAACTTCTCCATCAACTATAATTTCTCCAAATTTTGCTGATATTACTGACTTATCACCTTTGCTTGCTGCCATATTCTACCTCCTTAAACTGTTAAGAAAACTCTTAAATCAAAGTTTTCTATTACCTCTAATATTTTAACACTTGAAACGAAATATACATTTTTCCCACAAGTTTTGTGTCTTATGTCTGATTCACTTAATGAACTAGTGTCCTGACCTTTACCTTCCCAGTATATACGCATAGCCTCTATATCCTGGTCTATAGTATTGTCGAACTCAGGATCTAGCACCTCTAATCTTGTTAATTCTTTGAAGTAAGCTTTAATTGACGTAATTATCATCATTTGCATCGAATAAGTATTCTTATACCCTCCGATATATAGTCTAAAGTTAGCATCTATATCATCCCTCATTAAGTCCATTGCCTCAACTACTACTATACTCTTCATAGCCTCCGAATGGTCTTTGTCTACCGTAGTTAAAGTGTTGACTCCTGCCACTATTTTAGTCTTTTCACCGTCATAGTTAAGCACTAGATTACCTTTGTTTATTTCAGCATCAATATCTTCCACGTTTGATGTTTTTAACAAACCAGATAAGTTGTAGTTAGTAGCACCTCTTGAATAAGGCATTCCAGCTAGGACTCCTAATAAGTAAGGAACCACTTTCCAACCATCTACTTCTCCTCTACTATCATTGAATGTTACTTTAGTATTAACTAAATTTATTAAATGCATGCAATCCTGATTAGTTAAGTTGTATACTACCCCTTTAATTGTCTTTAGCGCCTTATCTGCCGTCTTAATATATTTTGCCAATTTAGTATGGTCTTGAGCATCCCCTGACAATACCCCTACATAATTAGCTTTAATGTTTTCTAAGTCTTTAATAGCCTTATCTATAGTATAGCTATCCCTAACATTTAAGATAGTCACCTTAGCTGCTCCACCCACGAACACATCTTTAACATATTCAGCATTCTCGGTTGCTAATCCATTGACGTCAGTTAATTTCTTGAATACTTTAATGTTTTCATTTAAAGTATTATCTTTTATTATTAGCGTCACATGCCCTTTAGGACTAATCTTAACGGCATTAGCTACGTTTTCTCTAAATTTAATATTAACTATTGGTGCTCCCATTAATATTCCTCCTTGTTTTCTATTTTTTCTATTGTTTCATATTCTTTTTCATTAATTAAACTATCTTCATTCTCTCTAAGTTCTGTTTCATTATCATAGATTCTAGTACTCCTATAATCTAACGCGCAAGTAATGAAGTCTTCATTATCATATACTTCTTTACTTAATATTTGCCATCCATTAAATTCAAATGAAAATATTTGGTCTAGTTTCTCTCCTATTTCTAAAAGTAATATTCTATTATCTACGTTAGGTTTAGGATAGAAATTGATAACGATACTGTAGGTATACTCGAGAATATTCTCAGTAATTCGATTTAAATTTCTACTAATCAAGTCTACTTTGAAACATGGGTATACTCCGTTTTTATCGATGTCTTGACTAACTATTTCTATTCCTGGAATATACTTATTTAATCTATCATTTATATTCTTAATCAATTCTACTATCATTAGAAACCTCCCTCGTCTATTACTTTATCAAGCATGTCCTCTAAATCTTTTTTTATATTTTGACAATACTTACTCACGCCTTTTGTAATCGGATACTTACCTGGTACATAGCCTTTTGAGGTCTTGTATCCATACTCTATTAAATGAGCGTGTGGGCTAGAATTGTAGGTACCTACAGCATAAGTACCAGTGTCTTCAAGCACTTTTGAGGTTTTGAATCTATTGTGATACTTTTTCCTAGGATTCTTTTGTTTTTTTCCAACCCCAACCAATTGTTTTGCAGTTTTCTTAATGGTTTTCGTCATGTTTTTACCCACATTTTTCAAATGCTTTTTCACTAATTTTGGAGTGTTTTTAGACATCTTATGTAACTCTTTAAGTATTTCTTCCGTTTCCATGTCAAATTCTAAATCCATTATTCTTTCACCTTCTTAGTGGCGAATATTTCGATATATTCATTAGATTTGAAATCTAAATTCCAGTAATCTATAGAGTATTTAACACCTTCTAATTCTAAGATACACTTAACGTCTAGCCCTTTAAAAGACTGTTTCCTTATAATAAATTTATATTGTGAATTTTCTTCTTCACTTTCCTTGTTTAAATCATTTAAAGAATTTTTTAAAGGCATGACCTGAGCGTATACTTTCTTAAACGGAATATATTCGTATGTACTTTCGCCTAGAGAGTTTTTAATTTTAGTATATTTCAATACTTGAACTTTTCTATTTAATTTATTAGTTAGATTCATAAGTAACTCCTAATATGTCTAATTGTCTAATTAACGAGCTGATAATATGATTAATCTTTGGTTCCTTTACTCCAGTTCCTCTATTATCGTATAAGTCCTGGACTACTGCTAATTGCAGTATCTTGACCTTTTCTTGATATTTACTATCTTCTTTAATTTTCTCCCAATTGGTGATAGCTCCTTCTAAAAATAAATCAGCCACAACTGAAATATTATAAAGGAGCGTATCGTCTTCATCGTAATCTATTCTAAGATATGACTTAATTAATTCTAAATCCATACGCTCCTCCTATATTAATTAAGCGTTAGCCCATTTAACATATTGAATTGCTTCCGAATCTAATACTTTATAAGTGAATCTTTCCATAGCTCTTATATATATCGACCCTTCTAAGAACCCAGCCTCATTAGATTTAGAGAATTCTAAAGTTTCTCTATCGAATTTAACTAAATATTGACTTAAGTCACCAACGAAGAATTCTACCTTATTAGTTTCTACTTTTGGTAATACTACGTTAGGTAATTCGAACACTGTGAATCCTAAGAATTTCTTAACATAAGGATTTAATGGATCAGGTATTAATAAGTATCTACCGTCGTTATCTTTTAAAGTTGCTAACGCTTTAACACCTTCTGTCGAAGTTACTATAGTAGAGTCTCTATGTAACGGGTCTAAGTTATATATAGCTTCTTCTAATTTTTCTAGTAACTTAGTCTTAGTAGCTTCTAACGGACTAGTCTTTTTCTTCAACTCAGTAACTACACAATCATTATTAGTTCTAACTGATTTTTTAGCTATTCTCATTTTAATTAAATCTTCTACGTTGAATGCTGCGTCAGCCATTAATTCTTCTGATACTGCCATTACATCGACATATTTATCTACAGTATATGATAACTGAGAGAATGATTCTTCTGATACGCTAGCTTTAACTCCTTCACCTAATTTTGTCATTTTAGAGGTAGGTTTGTTATCAGCTATTGGCATTACTCCTTTGTTAGTCTTAACTGGTATCTTAGTAACTAAATCTTCTAATGATGGTAAACTTCTTTTATGTTCATGTAATTTAGCTATGAATTCAGTAGGAACTAAGTATCCTCCTTTAGTATCTGTCCCTTCTACTTGACCTGTGAAATTTAAATATTCTTCCCTTTCCTCCGCGCTAGCTCTTCCTGTAATTAATTTCGCTAGAATCTCACTTACTCTTTTATTTTCCATTTTAACATCTCCTTTTATTTCAATTTTTGTGTCATTTGCAATTTCCAGTTTCTTTGTATCTTCAATTTTTTTAGCTAATTTAACTGAGTTTTTTAAAGTTTCTAACTCAGCTAATTTGTTTATAATTTCTTCTTCCGTATGAGTTTCAGTCATTCCTTGAATCTCATCAACCATAGCATTGTATGCTACTAATAAATCTTTATAATTTTTCATTTTTCCTCCTAAAATTTCTTTAAATTTGATACTTTTTCAATGATTTCTGGTGATAGTTTGGACGTTTCACTCTCGTTTTCTTCTACTTTTTCTGTGTTTTTTTTCAATAAAAAAGATGGGGCGTTCTCGAACTCCATGTTCGTAGTGCAATTCAGCACCTTAACCTCATCTAATAACTCGATATCAAAGTACTTTGTAGCTTCTTCTCCAGTGAACCACGTGGTAGCATTGACCATCTTGCTAATTTGCTTATCAGTAACTCCGTCTAATGCCTTCTTCTGATACACATATTCAATGTTATTCTGTATTTTATCTAATAAATTAGCCGTATCTCTTAATTTATCCGAATCGCCACTTAAATTCGCAAATGGTTTATGAATCATTAAATAAGAATTCTTTGGCATCTTGATTTTGTCGCAAGAAAATGCTATTACACTCGCGATGGAACCTGCCAAAGATTCTATATTCGCTATAGTTTTTCCTTTATGAGTTCTAATCAGATTAGCTATTTCTGTTCCTGAAAAAACATCCCCGCCACCACTATTAATATTAAATATAACATCGATGTTTTCATTTTCTTTCAAAAAATTTCTAATGTCTCTCGGAGAAGTAATATCTTCACCATAAAACCATTTCAAATCATCCGGCATAATGTCCCCACTAATAGTAATATCAGCTTGACTCTCTTCCACTCTATTTAGTATTATCATCCTCGATTACACCTCCTTTTTCATAAGCTTTTCCTATATCTTCCAACTTAACATAGGTTCCGTTGATTAAATTAACGTCTCCGTTTGGTAATTCGTTTTTACCTAGCATTACTCTAGCCTCATTAACAGTATATACTCCAGTAGATACTAAAGTTCTAATGGCTTCTGATTGAGTCTTACTGTCTCCTCTTAGAATTCCAGATAGATTAAACTTGAAGTTATATCCTTTAGCTCTTTCTTGCTCTGTTAATAACTTGTAGTCAAGTTCTTCCTCGTACTGTTTCAATATAGCTAACATAGTATCAGTATAGAAACTTAAATTCTGAGCCTCGCTATTAGAATAACTAGCCTTAGAATAGTCATTAAGATATATAGGGCTAATTCCAAACACTGCAGCAATTTGATTAGAAGTATATTTTCTAATTTCAAAGAACTGTGCATCAGTTAATTTAAAGTTTAAAGGAGTCATAGTAGCACCTTTTGGTAATATAAGAAAATTCTTATTAGAATTAGTTCTTATATCTCTCGTTAATACGTCTAATAACACCTTTCTTTTAGTGTCATTTAAACTTTGGTCTACTTCTACAACTCCCTTAATATTTAACCCATGATCTAATAATCTATTAAAGAATTGGCTCCCTTTTTGGTTAGTGTCGAAGGTATCTTTAAGTATATTTACTGCACTTTTGCCAATCACACCATCTTCTGATAAACCACTTTTTAAATGGATTATTTCATGTGGTAATAACACGTGTTTCTTCCCGTTTAAACTTATTCTATAAAGAACGTCAGGAAGTCCCTCGATGTCCCTATTGATTACCACTTCCACATTTCCACTTTCAAGCGGATATAAACCTTCTACCATACCAAACTTATTAAATTTAATATAAACATAAGCGTTTCCCTTATGATTACGTGAATATTCTATAGTTTGTTTAAATATACTAGGTGTCATGAACGAATTAGGGCGTTGATTAAGCAATCTAATTACCTCATGGTCATATATTCTGTTGTTTTTATCATCATATAGATGTATATTAAGTTTCGATACAGCTTCACTCAACTTCTTTAGACACGTATAGTATGTTATTTCACTCATAGGATTAGCTCTATAAACTTCGCGTTCCTCAAACATATCGAAATTAACTTCCCTTGTTTCTCTTTCTTCTACCTTATTAAATAAATTAAATATCCCCATCTTATTCACCTCCTCATTTATTTTCTTTGTACCACTCGTCAAACGAATCATTGACATCCTGTTCATATTCGGAATTGTTAAACATTAAATACCACGCATCTATGATAGATACGACAGGATCTATCTTTTCATTCCCATTTTCTTTTACTACTTTGGGCTCTCCGAATGAGTTATAAGTCACTTTAGCGTTACCCAATGACCATTTAAGCAAATCGTTATCTTTGTTGTAACTAACTATCTTACCTTCGAAACATATTCTAAAGTCATCAACCGTACTCCCTAGATTACGCGCACTTTGTTGAACAGAGGTGATACTATCTGTAATTTCCTCTAAATCACTTAAAAAAGCTCCCGCACCATACGGATCGTACCCAATATCTACTATATTCAATTCGTAAGTTTCTAATGTGTTTTTCAAATACTCTAATATGAATTTGTAATCTGTCTTGAATCCAGGTGTTAAAGTAATTAGCCCTCTTCTTATCCAATCTCTATACGGAGCTTTTGAGACACGTTCTTTCTTCTCTATTACTTCACTTGGCACGAACGAATGAGAATGTATGTAATAAGTCCCGTCCTCTAATTTAAATACCATTCCTATACTCGTTAAGTCTCCTCCACTCGAAAGGTCTAATCCTACATATACCTCTCTACCTCTCATAAATTCCAATGTTAAAAATGACCCGTTCAATTTAATTTTCGACTTATCTAGATAATCATTTTCACTCTTTTGTACCCAGAAATTCAACTTCTTAGTAAGAAAGTTATTCATGGTACTACCTTGCTTTTCCAATGCTTCCTTGTATTCATCGTTTATTCTTTTAATACCTTCTTCATTAATTGAATAGTCTTGGTTTAAGCAAATAAACGGATTAGCCTTAATCCAGTTATTAGTATTACTTACTTTGTCTTTGTTATCTAAATCGGCAATGAATATGAATAGTGAGTCCTTTTCTACTATTTCATTTAATATATTCTTACAATATGTATATTGGTGATAACAAGGATATGATAAATTAGGTCCTGCGGTAGTAATAGCGATGATTAATGAGTCGTCTACATATATTTGCCCGTCTGAAATAAGTTTATATACCTCCTCAGTTTTATGTGCATGGTATTCATCTATGATTCCTAATACTGAATCGAAACCGTCCAGTGACTTACTATCTTTCGAAAGAGCTATGATTTCATTACCAAACTTACTTATGATTAAACTCGCGTGTTCTTTGACTTTAAAGTATTTCTTTTTTAAAACTTTGTTGTTTTCTATAAATGTCTTAATATTCTTCCATACTATCTTTGCCTGTTCTTTTTTGGTTGCTGCACAGAATATACGAGCATTTCTAAAAGACTTAAACACAGAATAGTATATCGCTAGCGCAGCTAACAGTAACGACTTTCCGTTTTGTCTTGCAAGCTGTATATAGCCTTCGCGATATAAATTCTTTCCAGTCTTAACTATTTTCCATCCGACAAGGTTACCTAATATGAAATTCTGGAAATCTCGAGTCTTAAATTTTTCTATTCTACTATTTTTAACTATTACAAGTAGGTTGGTAATTGATATGATGTCATTCACCGCTTGAAGGTCCAAGTAATATTCCCTTTTTTTCTTTAAATTTAGATATCTTTTTATCACCAGAAACTGATTTGTCCCTATCGGCACTTTATGCTTAAATACATTAATTACATATAGGTCTAATGGGTTAGTAGGATCTAACTCTTTTAGTTCTTTCTTACTTAATGAAAGTTTCAAAAGGATCCACCTCTTCATCTTTCGGTTTAGTAGTAATTAGTTTAGTCCTATCGATGCTATTCAGCCCTAATCTGACCGCATAATCTAAGACAGTTTTTTGCATTAGTTTCAAGATATCTACATTAGGATTCTTACTAGTAGTGACGCTACCTTTATCGTTCATACGGAATATGATGTACCCTTCCTTATCTATTAAATTAGTTAGTTCTTGAACTCTAGCGTATGCGTCACAATAAATTGAGAGTAGCGGTAAATCTAAATTATCTAACAATTCTTTTTCATCTAACTCGGATACTATATCATAGAATATCACCTTTGATTTTTCATTCAACCATCCAGGAGGTATCATATTCCTACCCACCTTAGATTCTCTTTCTTGATGTTCTCTTAACGCTCTTTCCTCTTTAGTCAAATGACTCGTTTGTTCCGAAAGAGACTTTCTAGGTCTAGCCATATTTGATGACACCTCCTTTCGTGTTTATAAACAAAAAAAAACACTGATGAACTCAGTGTTTATATTTTATATTTTATATTTTTTTAAATTCCTAATTTATTAAAAATTTTATTTACAACATAATAGAAAGCTAACTCCAAGAAATAAATTAGAAATAGTCCAATCATTAAACAAATGAAATAGAATAATTTGTTTTCCCAAATCATACCAATTAACCAACTTATAACCATATAAGGCAATGTAGTATATAAAACCATACATATAAAACAAAGAATTAATATTCCAATCATTTTTTTCACCTAACTCTCTCGAATTTCCTTTTTTTAATTATAACATACCTTCAAATTAGTTTCAATACGTTTCACATGAGTTTTCGGAATTTCTCCACAGAAAAGAATCGACGCGGTCTCGAGGGCATTTTCGTGAAACTTTTTCACCTACCCCCTACCCATTTTTTCAGTTTAATTTGTAAAGCTTTTTTATCATTTCCGCTCTTATCATAAATTCGATGTATTCTGTTATGATTAGCAGTCGACACTGGAATAAGATTGTCAACATCAAGCGAACGTTTCTTCGACTCCTCTAAAGGAACAATATGATGAACTATCTCCGCAGGAACTATCCTTCCAGTCGTATTCAATTCGTATACATCTAAGTAATTGAATCTTTCTAACACCATCTTCCTAACTTTTATCCACTCTTTAGAATGATAGAATTCTTTAGCATCTTTATTTCTATTAAATTTATCATAAATCTTATGTCTACTCTTATTACATAAACATGTTTCTTTTAATTTTAGTTTCTTCTTACATTTAGCACATGTCTTATACAGCATTTCCACCTCCTAAATTAAATATAGGTGCCACTTAAATGACACCTATTTAACGAAAGGAAAACAGTATGAAAAAAACATTAAATTTATTCATCTATGCTTTTACACTTTATATTATAGCATACTTTCATATACACTATCGTATCATTTAGCGTATCACTTTTTATAAAGAAATCAAACTTTTAAACTCTTTAATCAGTTTATTATGGTGTCTTTTGTAACTACCATAACTAATATGCATAGTTTCTAGCACGACATCCAAATTTAAGTTATTGAAATATTTCAACTCTAGTATCATATAATACTCATTCTTTTTAAGAATATTTAACGCTCTTTCTATCTTGTTTATTACATCAGTATAATCTTTCAATTCTTTCTTTAGTTTTTCTATCTTTTCCTCTTTTTTTTCTAATTCACTTTTATATTCTTTGGTTCCTTGAACATTAATTCCTTCTTCTTTGAAATTTATAGGAACATATTCAGGACTACCAATATAATCAATGTCGAATTTAATCTTTTCCACCCTTCTTTTATAACTAGGATAATTTTTTAAAAGAACTTTACTGTCTTCTATTTTTAAGTGCTGAATATCTTTCATTTCATATTCTACGGCTGTCTTAACCTCTTTTTTAATTAACTCTCTTATTTCCAATTCTTTCAATTTAACCTCCTAATATGTCCTTGTGTATTTTTCCTAGCCAAGTATTAGCTAGAGTTAATAAAGTCTTTTCTTCCTTGGTTTCCTTACCTTGAATTGCTACTTTATAGTTATTGAAACATATTCCAATTCTGACCACATCTTTAACCATCTCTTTAATTTCATATATATCATGCATTGTTGCAGTTCTATAGTATTTCATGTAATTGTCGACAGTGTCTTTCTCTACCCTTTGCATATAATCTTGTAAAAATTCTTCAAAAATTAATCTTACTTTATTAGAAACATTAGTTTCAGCATCCTTATATAGTTTACTCCACCTTTTAATTAGTGGGCTAGTAGGATAGTCGTTAAACACCTCTTTTTCCTGGAAAACGATTTTAGTTTTACTTTCACACATATCAAGTAATATTCCTATTTGATTGACATCTTTTTTAAAGTCTTTATTCCAATAAAGAAGTTTAGCGAATGAATTCATAAGGACACCTAAGATTACTAATTTAATTCCTTTTTCTTTAGTTTCTTGGTCTAAAGGTTCTTTTTTAAATTTCAGTTTTCTCATTATTATTCACCTTATTTAATTCTAATTTAAGTTCTCTAACTTTGTATTTAAGCACGATAATTTCTTTATTCTTTTCACTTAAAGATACTATACAGTCATTAAACTTCTTAACCATTTCTTCCGTATCTCTTATTTGACTTTTAAGTTCTCTTATCTCTTTTTCTAGCTCTCTTTTTTCATGTAATAATTTTATATTCATCTCATATAGCTTATTTAATTGCTCTATTTTTGGTTTTTGGAGTTCTAACGACTCATTCCACCCTTTAAGGTACTTTTGAGCTCTAGCATACCAAATGAAGCCATATAGAGCTATAGCAATTAAGTTGGTACAATATAATATTTCAACTATCATGTTCTCCTCCTACTTTCCTGCGTTTTCTTCATATTTTAAGTTATTTTGATAATCTTTTTCTGATTCTTCATCGTAGCAATCTTCTATATTAGTCACATTAGCATTTCCAACCAAATATATGTCATATACATCTGATAATCTTTCCACATCGACCCAGAAATCACCTTCATTGTTTAATTCTACCACTCCTACTTCTCCATCGAAATATTGAATGATATCATTCTCATAGAAAGTTCCTTCATTCGTTATACATATTCCCTGCTCTACCTTGAAATCTTCACTCAAAGGAACTGCTTTAAACCAACCTTCTTTCATTATTCTAGTTCCATCCTGACTAAGAAACAAGTCAGGTTCATATTTCTTTTCTTTAGTGTTCCATATTCTATAGTTCATTATTCCTCCAGCAACATTTTCTTTATTCTTTCATATTCTTTATCTCTTTCTTCTTCAGTATCAAATGAAATGTCTATATCAACGGACTCTATCGGAGCTGTATCATTTACTGACAAACCTACTCCGCCAAAATTAAATCTAATATAAAATTCATCATAATCTTCGTATTTACAAAAAAATTTCACACTATCTAAGTTTATTAATGGTTTCCAATTTGCATTTTTTGGTTCAATCCATTTTGACATTTTTAATCCTCCTTAATATTCAAAAGGTAAAAAGCTTAATTTTGTTTCGCCTTTATACCCCTTGATAAATTTGATATAACAAAACATTGCACTGCTTTTATTTTTAAATGTTTCAAAATTTCCATTTTTACTGCACAATATTCTACTTGTACTAATAAAGATTGTATGAGGTGGATACTCCTTGTAAATTTCATATCTCCCTTTAGTTTCCAAAGCATACATAGGAACTAAAAATAAAAGTTTTTGTCCATCTTCTGCAATATCTAAGAATTTTTTTAAAAATTTATTTAATTCTCTGAAAGGAGGATTAGTTATTACATAATCAAAACCTTTTATATCCTCAATATCATACATATTAATAACTTTGTCTAATTTATAATCTCTTTCAACTAAATCATAACTTACTACCTCATCCGCATAATCTTTAAGGACAATGCTCATATGTCCATTACCTGCACAACTTTCTAATATTTTTTTATCCTTTAAACTTTCAATATTATTATCATACCAATTTACAAATTTTTTAAAATCTTGTGGGTTGGTTGCATAAAAGTCTAAACTTTCTCTTTCAATTCCAACCCTTGAATTACTTGCTATTTTCGTTATATTCATTTTTAATCCTCCTAATTTTCTTTTAATCAATTTCAGCCTTAACTTTTCTTAACTTTTCTTAACTTTTCTTAACTTTTTAAAATGCTTCAATATATAGTTTTATATCTTCTTTTAGTTCTAAACTTTTTAAAAAATTATTTTTAAAACAATCATTTTCATTTAAAAACTCACATAAATTATAAAACATCAATATTTTACTAGTTTTTAACATAAGCCACGTTTCATAAACCGTACCTTTTTCTACACCATCTTTACTAATGGGAACATTATAGTATGTTCCATATTTATTTTTAGTCGGTCTTAAATGAATATCATTTTTTATATTTGGAACTATTACTTTTTCGTTAAATTCTTTTAAATTTTTAATTTCGATTTTATCAATACAATATTCGTTATCCTCTAAATATTCTTTATCAATTAGATTTTCACTTATTAAGTATTCATACAGACTATCTGGATAGTCGTTATTTCCAAATAATTGATAATCCCCTATATCTACCCCATCTCTTTCTACATTAAGGTATATTCTATAACTCATTGCATACTCCTAATTCTTTATTCTTTTTAAAGTTTCGTCATCTATGATAATATTTTTATTTAATTTCCACTCACTAATATCACCATTAAACTCTGAGCCATTGAACATACAATACATATTTTTAACACTAGATACAACCCACTTGCTAATATCATCATTAAAGTATGAATTTTCAAACATATGGCTCATATCTTCAACATTAGATATATTCCATTTACTCACATCTCTATTAAATGAAGATTCTTTAAACATAGCATACATATCTTTAACATTTGATACATTCCAATTACTAATATCTTGATTAAACTCACAACATTTGAACATATAGCTCATATTTTCAACATTTGATACATTCCACTTAGATATGTCGTGATTAAATCCACTAAATGCAAACATTCCACACATATCAGTTACATTACTCACATTCCAATTTTCTATACCAGTGAAATCTTCCCTAACTGTATCAAAAAATAGGTCAGTCATATCTGTAACATTAGATACATCTATATCCCCTAAATTAATATCTAAATCATCTACTAATTTTTCTAATTCTTCTTTAGTTTTCGGTATGTATTTTTCCATAGTTTTCTCCATTCTCTAAATTTTCTTAATCTTTAATTTCATAACCAATTTTTCTCAAATTATCTTTATGTATAAATAAGTTCTCCGTGTACGATTTAATTTTACTAGCATCAACACAGTTATTTAAACGACTTTTAAAACCCGTTTCCCATATACTTATAAAATTTTCAGGGGCTTTGTACTCACTAATTAAAACAATGAAATCTTTTGATAATGTTTCCACCAAATCCCAAAATTTTACATTATCAAATTTGTTATGATAACCAATTACATCACTATACGGCGGGTCTATATAAAAAAGTGTATTTTTATCAAATTTTGAAAAATCTATATCAAATATATCGTTATATTCAAGTTTAACCTCTTTTAATTTATTTGATTGATTTAATAGATTATTATATCTTTCAAGTTGCATATTTCTAATCTTTCCTTTATCTTTTAAAAAACCAATGTATGCTTCAAACCACATACTCCCAAAAGAACATAAAAAAGCACAATATGCTACAAACCAATCTTCAAAATGTTCTTTATTATACTTAACTTTTAAATACTCGTCTTTTTCAATAAACCTAAATTCAAGTTCATTTCTTTTTACTTTCTCTAATAAACTAATTAAATATTTATTATTATCTATAGCCATCTTATTTTTAACATCTATATCATATTTTGGATTGGCAACAATATTACAACCCCCAGAACATAAATCTACAAATGTTGTTATATTATTATTTTTTATGATTTTATTTATTATGGGAATTATAAACTTTGCATATCTATTTTTGCTACCTTGATAAACCATTTTTATCTCTCCATTCTTTAATTTTTTTTAGCCTTTTAAAATGCTTCTAATATATATTCAAGCATATCTTTTAGCTTTGTTAGCTTATTTTTCATTTCTTCATCAGCAAGACTATCTAAATCAAAATACAATACATTACAAATTCCTTGAAGTGTTAAAATATCATTTTTTAATTCATCTCTATCAACTCCTGAATTTCCAATCTTTTCTGTTCCATATTTTTCGTTTAATTGGTCTACTTTTTTTTGCAACAACGGTACGTCAACGTTTAAAATTTTGTTGGGTTCGTTATCAGAAGTTTCCCATCTTCCTAAAAGTCCTAACACTGGTTCTTCTTTCTCTTCAATCATGAATAAGGGACTCAAAGTACTATATACTCCCAATTCTTCATCTTCAAATATTCCCCTAGGTAAAACTTCCTCATTTTGATGTGTTATATACCACACACTCCACTCTTCATTTATTTCAACTATTTTTAATTCTAATACTTTTTCTTTCATTTTCTTTTCTCCACTCTTTAAATTTTTTTAGCCTTTTCAAATGCTTCTAATATGTATTCAAGCTCATCTTTTATACCTGATAGTTTCTCTTTCGTTTCTTTATCGGTAAAGCTATTCAAATTAAACGAGAATACATTGAATACTCTTTGAAGTCTTAAAACGTTAGAATTTAATTTGTCTCTATCAACCATTGAATTTTCAGTCTTTATCCCATATTTTTCATTGATTTCGTCTACTTTTTTTATCAGTATAGGTAAATATTTGTTTTCAAGTATTTTAGGAGTTATATCATAGTGAATTGCTTTCCCTTTGATATTCAATATCCAACCTTCCTTTTCATCCTCAAAAATTGTAGGTTGCATAAAACTGTATACGCCTAATTCATCATCTTTAAACTCCCCTCTAGGAAACACCCACTCGTTTTGATATGTTATCCACCAAACTGAATATTCTTGGTTTATTTTTTTAATTTCTATTTCTAATACTTTTTCCATTTTATTCCTCCTCATAAATTTCTAAAAATGTTTTACCATCAATCGCAACACTTGGACTCATAACTCTGCTTGATATAAAGTCTTCTAGATTTGACCTAAGAAATCCTGTAGAAACTCTATATTCTATATTTTCTCCTACTATTCTATATCTAACTGAATATTTCATTTTAGGATTATGTCTACTTAAAAAATCTAATTGCTCCCCATTTAATATTAATTCTTTTATTTTCTTAATTACCTTGGCTCTCTTTTTTCTTTCAACGTTTTTCATTATTCCTCCCCTTCTTCATCTCCGTATTGATTTCTCCAACTAGCTATATTCTTCAAATTACTCGATTTGTTCCTACAAGCTAAACATGTATAAACTATCTTATTCTCTTTTTTAAGTGTTATCTTATTAACTATTGGATCTATTTCTTCATATGTAGCCTTAACTATAATATTGTTGTCACATCGTTTACATTTCCACATTTTTTCTCCTTATTCTACCCAAATCTCAACACCTGGATTTTTCTTATCATATTCATAATTGTCAAATATCGGAATTATATTATCTGCATTATCATCATCTATCCAACCATGTTTAGTCATTAAATCACATGGTAATTGAACTGCATTATGATAATCAAATTTCCTTTTACTATCTCTAATAAATTTAAAATGTATTTTTAGCGGTATTTGTTTATTGCCTACCATTTTAAGAAAATCACTTTTTTTGTACTTCCATTGGATTTCATATTCTTTCAAATATTTTCTTACTGTTTTACTCGATATTAAACAATTTCCAGTCCATTGTTTTGAATTTTTACTGCTAGGAACATTTCCTTTTATAAAGATTTTATCCATTCTTACTTTCCAGCCTTTCTTGATATTTAGTAGTCCATAGTTTAATTCTTTCTTTATCTCCAATTTCTATTACATGATTAGATTCTATATTTCCAATTAATAATGGTATATCAACATTCTTAATATTAGAGTAAACATTAACCATATTTCTTAATTTTGAATTTAATAGAATTTCTAGCTTATCACTATCCATTTGACCTAATCTCTTTAATCCACCTAATTTATCTACTATCACATGAACTATTGGATTATCAGAAACATAAGCTATTGTTGTGTTTTTAGTCATTTGTTTTATTTGGAAATATACCTCATGGTAAATTTGCTCATCTTTTATTATTTTTTTATTTTCTATAATCTTTCTAATTTCTCCTGGTAACGGAAGTTTAGAATAAGAATTATTTTTTAAATAATCTTCTATTCCTACAGTGTATTCTTCATTTTCTAGATCATTAAGTAAGTAATAATATGCTTTTAGCTGTTCTTCAGTAAATTTCTTATTTAAGACTATTTCTAAAAGTTGAATTCCTCGTAAAAATATTTCTTTTTTTAACTTGATTTTATGCATTTTTCTCCTTTCAGAAGATTTAAAGAAAAATGTTGTGTGTTTTGTTAAAATTTTTTAACCCTATATATATTATTATAGTATTATTTATTATTTACACACACATATATTATTCTTTTATTTATTATATTCTTTTCTTTATGTATTCTATATAATTAATTCTATGTTATTACTATTTATATTATTACTATCTATATTAGGGGTTGCTTTTTCCAACCTACTCTAAGTTGCTTTTTCCCATCTAGTGTAGGTTGCTTTTTCCAACCCACTCTTATTTTTCTAACCAATAATATTTACTAGCTTTTCCTTTTTTTCTAATTACTTTTATTATCCCTATTTCTTCCAACTTTTTAATTGAATCTGTAATATCTATTAAATAATTAGTGGTAAGTACTTTTTTTAATTCTTCTCTTGTAACAATAAAATATTTTTCTTTATTTTCATCTTCTAGCTTAGTAATACTTGCTCTTTTTAACATAAATAAGTAAATTTTCACTGTATTATAGTTTATTTGGTTAGATAATATAGCATTGTATATTTTGTTACTAACCTTATAAAATTTACTTGCCAATTATCTAACCTCTCTTTCTTTTAAATTACTTACCTAAAATGGAAAATCATCCTCTTCTTCCATTACTTCTACTTTAACTGCCTTTGAATTATTATTTGGTTGATTATTATTTTCATCATTTTTATATTCTATAAATTCAATTGAACCTACTAATATATCAGTTGAATATCTTTTTTCTCCACCCTTTTCATAACTACTTACTGATAATCTTCCTGTAACTAGTATTCTTTGTCCTTTAGTGAAATACTGTGCTATTAATTCTGCTCTTTTTTCCCAAGCAACACAATTAATAAAATCTACTTCATCCTTATCATTGTCTCTTCTAACTGCAATTGAAAATCTTAAATAAGCTTTACCTGTTCCTGTATATTGAACTTCTGGGTCTCTTGTAAGTCTTCCTAATAATGATACATAATTCATTATTCATTTACCCCCTCTTCGATTATTTCTCCAGTAGTTTCATCTATTATTTCCACTTCTTCAATTTCCATAGGATCTAAAATTTCATTGCCTATATTTGATTTTTCTATATTTTCTTTTTTAATTTCATAAGTTTTTTCATCTTTGGATGCACTTTCTAAAAATTCAACTGAAACAGGTAAATATTTTAGTAACTTTTTAATTACTGTTTTCTTTGCCATTTCATTAAAATCAGTTTTCCAAGGACTTGAAGAGCTATTAGCAGCTTTACTAAATTTATCTCTATGTTTTTCTATTTCTTCTTTAGTCATATATTCAAAAGAAACTGCACCATCTTTAAGTTTAGCTACAGCATAGTATCCTATTTCTTTTCCTCTATCCTTGAAATTAGGTATATGCACTACATTTCTTTCTATACCAAATGTAATTTCAAACTTATCGTTTTCATATACTGGATAAGCATATATATCACTTAACTGCCCACTTCTTCTTAATAGCTCAATTAAACCTTTGTACCCTATTTGAAATTGCACTTGATTTCCGTAAGGTATTAAATATGCTTGCCCTAGTATTCCAGGCTCTAATCCTAATTGTGCCGAAGTCATTAATGCTCCTAATAAACTAGCTTGCTCACATTTAGCTAGTTTTGGATTTTGTCTTATGCTAGTTAAAGCTATTCTTACAAATCTATCGCTATTAACATGTTTAGGTAATGCTACTTCGAATTGCCCTTTCATGCTTTGAATAACATCATAAATTGTTTTAGGCTTATCTTTCTTTGCTATCTCTTGTTTTGTATTATTAGTTATTAATCCACTTTTTACTGTTTCCATAATTTTATTCTCCTATTCTTTCTATTTTTAAAAAGTTCACTTGATATGGAACTTTATATTTATCTTCTATTTCTTTATACTGTGTTATCATTTCTTGATAATCTTTTTTAAATTTAGGGTCTATTTTAGTTCTATTTTGTGTTACTAACTTAACTTTAAAATTATCTCCTACCATTAAATTGGTTTCATTTTCTATTATTTCATTCATTAAATCTTGTTCAATAGACTTCACTTTTTTTTCTAAATCCTTAATGCTTCCTTTTAATATTTCTAAATGTTTGATTTTGTCTTCTTGTTCTTCATCTATTTCAATTCTATTTTCAAAAGTTTCATACTTACTTAGCAATTCTTTTTGATATTCACTATATGCATCACTTCCATCTGGTGCTGGTAGTCTTTTAGGAATTATATATGTTTCCCAGAAATCTTTAGCAGCCAGTTTAATCATTTCTATCTCCCCTACATTTCTTTCAATGTAGAATTCTTTATAGTCGTTACCTCCAATTAAAACAGCTATAACAGCATACTCAAAACCAGTAACTGCCATATAATGCATTACTTGAGCATAATAACTCGTTGGAACCTTACCATCTTTCCACTCTTTTGCTGTGAAAATATTTGCAGTTTTAATTTCTAACACTCCAAATTTTTTAGTTTGTTTGTTATAGATTATGCCGTCCAAATTAGCACGTAGATGCTCAAATTTTAATGAAAATGGTGCAAGGTATACATCATATACCCCCTTGTTCTTTTCTTCAAAATATGAACGTATAACAGGCTCTAATTGACGTCCCCATTCCATTGAAGAGTTATCTTCTACTTTTTTACCTTCAACTTTATCTAAATAGACATCTACTAAGGATCTATATTTATTCACTCCTAATATCGCTCCTATATCACTTCCTCCAACTCCCTTTTTCCTTAATTCAAGCCAGTCTTCTTCAACGCTGTAATCAAGTATTTCAGTTTTTTTATTTTCTAATATTTCATGTATTTGACCCACTAATAAACTTACTGCCATATTATCTCTCGCTTTCTTTTTTAAATTTTTTAACTAATTCTATAAATATATCTTTTAAATTTTCATTACTATATCCGTAGAAAAAATCAGATTTATTATCATAAAATATAGTCATATTCCATACTATAAATCCTTTTTTTATAAATGGAACAAAATCTGTTATACTATCCATTTCTATAGTTACTAACTTACCTTCTTTATTCTTTAATTTTAATGTTTTCATTTTTCCTCTTGATTATTATTTAAACTAAGTATATAATTTGATTAAGTATAAACTTTTAGAGTATAGTTGCCAGCTATGCTCTTTTTTTATTCAAACAAACTGTATTGTTTACTAATTTTGATTTTATTTTCATTTTTTAGATTTTCATATCTCCTTTCAGCATTTTTTATTATTTCTTTTAGATCCTTTAAAAGCTTTGAAAAATTGATATTAGATTGAAAGTTTTCTATCATTAATAAGTCTATTTCTAAAGAATTTCTCACGTGTTTTAAAAAATGCTCGTGTGCCTCTCTATTTACTTTATCTATATCTATTACTTCTACTTCCCTAGGAACAACAGCACAAGCCCATTTTAAATGCGTTTCTAAATTTTCTACAATTTCTATTAACACTTTTGACTGCTTACAATCATATACTTCCTTATGTACTTCTGGAGTTTTCTTTTCTCTATCTATAACTACAAATATAACTGGTATGGTTGTATCATCAAATGCATTTTCTATCATGTTTAATTCTTGTAAGTTATTTCCTATTATCTCTCTAAACTTAGCTTCACTATTCCTATAAGATACCCCAGGAAACAAAATATAAAATCCATATCTTTTAGTATATTTTAAAGATTTTAAAACAAATATATCATCAACTACTCCTGACTTCTTCCAAGGAAATTCTTTAGTTATATTCTCTTGTTCTTCAATAGATAATTCTTTAAATTTCAATGAGAATGGTGAGTTCATAACTACGGCGTCAACTAATATGTCTTTGTTGTAATTAAAGAAACTACCGATTTCTATATCTGAATTCTTATAATTTTCTTTAGCTGCTATAACTGATTTTTCTTGAATATCTATCCCATAAAGCATTGACAGATTAATATATTGTTCTAATTGGCCCGAGCCAATAGCTCCGTCAAAAATTATCAAAGGTTCATCACCTAAATATTTCTTAACTTTATCGGCCATATATAATCTTAGATTTTGCCCAGTGATATATTCTGCTACCTTTTTGGCTTCCTTTCTGTTATTATGTTCTTTAAACTCCATTGTCATCCCTTTCAAAACTAAATAATTCTCCTCTATAAAACTCATATATCTTGTCGAAGAGGTTTATTTTATTATTTAAAGTGTCGATTTCTCTTTTACCTTTTTCGTATTTTTCAACAATCATTTTTTGCATTTCTATAGTTGGAAGTAATAACTTTAATCCTAAAATATCATCCACTTTAATTCTCAATGTATTTGTTCCAGTGACTAACAATTCTACATCTTTTCTAAAAGTAGAATTGTAATTCATATATAAAGATATATATCTTAAATCAACTAAATCTTTAAATTCTTCTTTCAAACTTAATATTGCTCCATGTCCTGCTATAGCCACTTCATCATTACCATAGTAATATAAAGTTTTTCCGATATGTTCTATACTAAAATCCTCAAGATTCATAAAAATATCTAAAGGTTTAATTTTATTGCTGTTTGAAAATTTTTCATAATTAACTTTAAATACAATATCTTTTGTATAACTATCATATACTCTGGACACATTTCCAGTACTTAAACATGAATATCCTTCATTTAATAAGTCCTGTTTATTCCAAGGTGCTTTTTAGTATTTGACTTTATGTCAAATAAAATGCATAAATATATTTCACTGTATCCATATACATCTAGCATTACTTCTAACGCGTTTTTAAAAGCATTATCTATTTCCATATTCTTTCCAACACTTCTTCCCAGTAGCTACCTAAAGTCATTATCCCAAATGATAAGATTATCCAACCTATTATAAATAGAAAGAACCAATTATCCATCTCATTATCTCCTAGTCCTCCAGTGCAAAAAAACATTAAGAAACCTATAATTTCTAATGCGTTTCCTATTTTTTTCATAAATTGTTCCTCCTTTCTTAAATAAATTCTCCACTTAATCCGAAATATTCCCAGTACCATTTAAGTGAGGTACGACCTCTTCCGAAGACTGTATAGTCTTTCTTGTATTTCTTTCCACAACTCTTATTAATTTCTCTAATAAGTGTTATCGCCTTACTCTCGCTGCATTGGTTGTGTTCCATTATGAATACCTTGTCTATTAAGTCGTCTAACATATATTCTTTATTTCCAACGGATTTCCACTTTATTTCTAAACATGTTTTAAGCATTTAACTCACTTCCTTATCTATTTCCTTTTTATTTTCTTTATTTTTAAGGTATAATATATTAAATAAAAACATTTAAAGGAGCATACTTATGAATTTAATTAACAATATCATTGATTTTCTTACATCCAAAAACATTTTAGTCTTAAACACCTTACTTACTTTTTTATTATTTATAAAAAATGGTAAAGATATTTATTTAGATTTACGTGGTTTAGAAATAAAAGATTTAAAAGCAATTTATTGCGATAAGACGTTAATAATCACTTTCAAATTACTTAATTTATCAAGTAAACCACTACATTTTACAGAATATAAATTCAATAATATTAAAGCTACCTCTTTAAATAATGATGATTTTTTCTACCAACCTAATAATAAAAAATTTTTTATCGACACTATTAAAAAAAACTATTCTACCAAAGAGTACAAACTATTTTTCTCACCTATGAGTCCAACTGTTATCAACCCTGGGAACAACGTATATTTCCACTTTGTATTTAATGAACTTGATAAAAATAATATCCCCAAAGAATTATTTTTAGACTTAGGATTAAAAACAAAGAAAATAAAGATTTCTTATATTTCCTATTAGCTATTTTTAATTCTGTGATAATCAGGTAGGTTGTTATTATTGTATCCATCATAAACATAAATTCCATCACTTGTGTCATTTTTAACCTACCTCTTTATCCATATTAGCCTTATAACCTAAACTTTTCAGTATCTCATGTATCATTAATCTACCCTTTTGTGTCCAAACTGTTTCTATCACAGTTTTATCTTCTCTTACTTTAAATGTATTTGATTTTGTATATCCTTTATTCATGTGTTTGATATATAAAATCCATTGACCGTTTACTTTCCTAATTATTCCTTCTTCCGATAATATTTTATTTAAAGCTTGTGCTGATAGACCATAATCGCCTGCTATTTGTGTAATTTTCATAGTGTCCTCGCTTGCTAAGATACAATCTAAATAATCTTTAGCAGGTTCTAATTCACCTATCAATTGATTTTTTATTTCTATTTCGCCTTCTAAGTTCTTATTTATTAAAAGTAACTCTTCCTTTTCCTCTTCTTGTTTAATTAATTGCAATAACGCTTCCTTGTATGTCCCAGGCAATGAAAATTGATTTTTTAGTGCATTTTCTAATTTCTCAATATACTCTATAACCATCTTCCTAACTTTTTTATTTTCTCTAACTAAGACCTGTTTAGCTTGGTTGAATGTAAGAATAAACATTGGTTGTTCCCTATTCCAACTATCTTTGTAGTAGGTCGGCGAAAATTTTCCCTCACCTATTTCTTCTTCAAATTCATCTCTAATTACTTTCAACAAATCCTTATGCTGTAATTCATTTTTACCTTCCACTTCTTCTCTAAACTGATTTATTTTTTCTAACAATTCTAAGCTTGTTATATTTTCTCTTTTTTCATTTAACGTTAGTTCCATTCTTACTCCTTTTCCCTTCTTATGCAACAAAATTGGTAAAAAAAATTTCAACAAACCTTTCTTTATCGTTTATTTTGAATAATTTTATCATGGTATCTATATCTTTAGTGTTAAATCCATCACTATTCAAACGAGCGTAAAAGGTCGCCTTAGATATATTTAAAATTTTAGCTACTTGCGGTATAGAAAGTCCATTTTCCATTATTATAGCTTTGAGTTTATTTTTATTTATCATAAATTTTCACCTCCTTTTTCCCTTTACATGCAACTAATATATCATAGAAAATTTCCCTTGTCAAGAAAAAAATATATTTTTTTTAACCACACGATAAAAAAAATTTGACTGGTATGCAACTTTTTTGATATAATCATATTGAGGTGAATGATATGACAAGAGGTGAAAGAATTAGAAATAGAAGACTTGAAATGAATTATACGTTGGAAAAATTAGCTAATCTAATGAATATAAGTAAGTCGAATTTACAAAGATATGAAAAGGACGAAATAAACATTCCTATGGATAAGATAGAAAAACTATCTAAGTATTTAAATGTTTCTCCAGCATATTTTTTTGAGCAAGCTTTTATCGATGACTCTAAAATAAATTACTGCTCAATAGATGATGTATCTGATGAAGAATTCTATTTAGTTGAGCATAAAGGCAAGATGATAAAATTCTATATTAAAGAATTAAGTCCAGAAGAAAGAATTGAACTTACCAATAATAAAAAAGGCGCTCTAGCTTTTAATGATAAAGTTTCAGAAGAAGATATGAATCTTTTAGAAAATATATTGAGTGAAATGTATTTAAAAAATAAGTTAGGAAAATAAATTAATATATAGGATGAAACAATGAAAAATACAACCATAAAACATTACGAAAAAGTTAGTTTCTTACTAGCTCTAATGACCATATTTATAAACTTATTGGATATATTGGAATATATTAATTTAGATAACTCTAATCTACTCTATCTTGATAATTTCATATAAATATACTTTATACTTGAATATGCAATTAGGTTACATTATTCAGATAACAAAAAAGAATTTATAAGAAACAATAAATTAGATTTAATTGCTATTATACCGTTTAATTCTTTATTCAAGGTATTTAGGTTATTTAAAATATTTAGAATTTTAAAGGTTACTAAATTATTGAAAGCGTCTAAAATGATTAAAATTTTTAGTTTTTATAGCAAAATTAGATACAAGATTCATAAATTCCTGTACACTAATAATTTAATATATTCATTATATGTATCTATATTTTTAATTACCATAGGGGCGTTAGGAATTTATCTTTTAGAAAAAGGAACTACAGTAAATACTTTTGCCGATTCTCTTTGGTGGGCATTTGTGACTGCGACCACGGTCGGATATGGCGACGTTTCTCCATCTACAATACCAGGTAGAATAGTTGCCGCCATATTAATGCTTACGGGAATAGGTACTATCGGATTACTAACTGCTACATTTGCTACCTTTTTCATTAAAGAAAATGAACCTATTGAAACAGGGGAATTAGAGAAATATATTAGAAATAGTAATGAACTATTGAATAACGAAAAAGATGAAATAATAGACTATATTAACTATTTAAAATCGAAAAGAAAATAAAAAGCACCCCACTCGCCAAAGTTAAAGGTGCTATTAGATATCAAACTTTATAAAAACAATACAATAAGTATTGCCTTTTGTAGTATTATAGCATTAAACGTGGCATTTGGCAATACTAGAAAGGAATAAATATGGCTATAACTAAACAAAAAAATGGAACCTGGCAAGCTGATTTCTCATACGATGATTATTATGGTAAAAGAGTTAGAAAAAAGACTGCCGGCTTTAAAACTAAAAAAGAAGCCCAGGAATATATAAATAATTTTACTATAAAAAAAGAAGGGAAAGCTGATATTTTATTAAAAAACTTAGCTGAGGAATTTGTAGAATATAAAAAACCTTTTGTAAAAGTTAGTACTTATAACGGCTATCTGAGTAGGCTAAAGTTAATTAAAAATGGTCCGTTAGCTGAACTAAGACTGAATGAACTTGAAAGAAAACATTGTGTAAAATTTGTAGAAAGTTTTTTGAATACACCTCATATAGCTAAAAGGGCAAAAATTTTCATTTCTTTAATGCTTTCTTATGCTGAGATACATTATAATTATAGCAACAAAAACATCATTAATTTCAAGCTAAATTTTAAAATAAAAGAAAAATTACAAGATGAAGAAATTACCGAATTACACGTTTGGTCCGTTGAAGAATTTGAGAAATTTGTTAATCATTTAAAAGAAGGTTTAACGGCTAGTAAAAAAAGAACTTTAGCATATTTCAATTTATTATTTTATACTGGTGCTCGTCCTAGTGAAATATGCGGTTTAAAAATAGACGATATAGATCTAGAAAATAAAAAAATAAAAATAAGCAAAACTAGAATTTCTAGAGACAATGACAACTCACCTAAAACTAAAAGCAGCTTCAGAACTGTTAGCGTTCCTGATAAAGTTATTAATTATTTAAAAGAATATTTAGACTCTATTCATATCATTAAAAAAGAATATTTATTTGCTACTAGAGTTATTTATAATAGAATTCTTTTAAGAATGATAAAAAGGTTCGAACTTAAACCTATTACATTGCACGGTTTTAGACACTCACACGCAAGTCTATTAGTTAAGAAAAGTATACCTATTACTGATATATCAAAGAGGTTAGGACACGCTAACCCTGGCATAACTTTAAAAACATATTCTCATTTTTACGACGACAAAAAAGACGAGATATTAGATTTGTTAAATGAAATATAA